TTTTTTTTTTTCAAGCAGAAGACGGCATACGAGATAGCGTAGCGTCTCGTGGGCTCGGAGATGTGTATAAGAGACAGACATTGACGGTTACCTCGGCCGGTGTGCCCACATGGAGGTTGCCTGCGTAATCATAACAGGCAAGGCCGAATTTATAGTGGCCGCAGGCAGAGACTTTGTGGTTTATCTGGACGACAGATGTGCCGTGGCCAAAGGGGGCACGGCCGAATGGCAAGTGGCCGAAGCCGGGCGTTCGCATACTGTGGCAGCAGCCGAACCGGTGCCGGCCGAATGGGGCGTGGCCGAAACCGTAGACGCCGGCGCCTTGCGGGAAAAGCTCGTGGCGGGCGCTCGATGCGGGCAAGTTCCAGTCGATATCACCGAAGCCGCCGTTGGTGTGTAGCATTGCGTAGTCACCGGGCCCGTAGCCGACAGGGACAACAAAAGCAACCGTTATCATCGCCTTCATAACATAGCCACCTCAGCAAAACGCAGGTCTCGCGTAACAAGCTTCATCTTTTGTTTGTCGGGCAGGTAAATTATTTTCACTATCTCAGGATAGACGGCCTCGCCCGCCATCTGCGTCTTGAGCGAGTGCTCGCGGCCCGTAATCCGCTCAATACAATCACCCACCGCAAAGTCGGGGCTGCCTGCACCATCGCCGAGCCACAGCCGCTCGAGCGTAAACTGACCGCTTATGCTCATATCCTCGTTAGCCTTTCGGATCGCATCGAGGTGGTTTGCGAACCACACTGAATCATCAGCATCCCGTGAAGGAAGGCCGCCACCATCAAATTGGCTGGATGGGGTGCGCTGGTCGAGATGGTATTTAGCAGAGAAATCATAGACCTGCATGTGATGGAAGGGCGAACCGGTAGCACTTGATGGATCGGCCGTCATATATAATCGCTCGTCCATCTGAACGGACGCCGTTACACGGACGCGAGTATTCCAAAAACCACCCTTAAATGACCTGGCATTCAGCTTGTCATCGCAAAGCGAGGTCCAGTAATTAAGCTGGACACCATCAAGGGCGCCGCCGGAGATAGCACCCTCGGCCTGATCGACCATCTCGGAAAGGTTAGGCTCTGTGATATAGATGCCGGCCTCCTCTTTCAGGGCGGTTATCCCCCCGGGGATCTGCTGCCATGTGGAGCCGCCATCGAAACTGAATTCAACCGTTATTCCGATAGGGTTTAAATCATCTTTATCGGCCGTCAAACAAGGCAGAAGACACCTTGCGGCAGGGGCGTAAAGACGTTTACCGACATCGTCCATGATATACCGGGCGGGGATGACGGTAGTGAAATCGAACGGCATGCCGCGATCGTACTTAGCCGAGCTGTACAGGCCGGATTCGTTCAGGGTCCACTTGCGCCCGACGTCCCGCCTAAAGAGCGAACCTCGCAAATGATAATATTTATAAAAGCTGTACTGGTTCGGATTCGTTTCCGCCTGCAGGTCGGCCTGGGTAATAAAGAGATAGGCGTTGTTATTTGCAGTATCGGGCACAAGATCCGAGTCGGGCCAGGCGGGCACAAGCTCGCAGGTTATCTCGAATCGCTGAGGGGCGCCGAGTCCCCACGGGTCGTTAATGACCGCAGCGATGTCTTCGGCCAGGGTCATCGACCAGAGCATCTTGCGGCCCTCGGCTACGGCGGCATCTACGGATTCGGCGACAGCAGGGGCGTGCAGCTCGTGAAGGATAGTCGGATGGGCGCCGGTGCGGGCGTAGGCTGATGCAGCGCCGAGTTTGTAGAACACGATATCGGGATTGCCCTCGCTGTCATAATCCTCGCGGAAGGACCAACCGAGGTTTTTACAGATAACATCGAGCGCATCGAGGGCATTCAAGCCATCGATAACAATATGGTTCAAGACGCGGTCCCAGTCCGAGTGAGAAAGGCCGGTCAGCGAGGAGGGGTCGGATATCGGCAGATACTGATAGGCGTTGTTCTGGTCGGGTGACAGGATGTAGCGGACCATGTCCCTGGCCGTCCAGGGGTCGGCGCCGTAGGGCTCGCCGGGGGCGAGAAATATCGGCGTGTAGCATAAGGTAGCGCCGGCCGGGGCGAGCACTTTAAGCTCAACGGGGTCGCGGTTGGGCCTGCCATTAATGTTAAAGATGGCACGGCGGCCGGAAAGCATAGAAAATGCGTGGTCTATAGGGGCCTGCAAAGACGTTCCGAAATTAGTGTAGTCATCCGGCCCGCGTATCGCCTGGCCGAATACGGGCGTGGTTACCGAGAGGAGCCAGCGATGGTCCCGGCAGACGACGGCGCACCGCTCGAAGGCCTTGGTTTTCTCGGTGCCACCGGAAAAATCAGACAAATAACTTGTGACGAAACCAGAAAAAAGGACCGTCCTTTCGGCAGGGTCGGATTCATCTGTTCGGATACGGACGGCATCTGCCCATTTTAGAACCGCCTCGTTCCAGCGTAAGGCCGGAAACCAGACTGTGGCGGTTGATGGTATTGGGCCGTGAGCGATTTCGACCCGGTCAATCTTGGCGGCCCAGACGGGCTGCCAGTCGGGGCCATAAGTGGGCGGCGAGCCCTGTGCCGACTTCATTTCAACCACGAGCCTCTGCGCCATCCTCGATATATTCTGTGAGTCCTGTATCGTCATATCAGGCCTCGCAAACGACATGTAAATTCGCAGACGACCTGACCGGTTGAAGTGAAATAAAAGTATTTGCCGCGTGAGTTGGGGATGAGCCTAAAATCTTCAAAGACCACGTTGTAATAAGTGGTGCCGGCGAAGCTGTAGTCGGCGGCGCCCAGCCAGAGGTACTGCCCGATGGCTTCTATCGCCGCAACAAGGAGTGCGCGGGCGATGGAGTAGCTTGCCCCCGTGGCGCGAAGTTTACCGGTAACCACGAGGCCGAATCCGCGTGAGCCCATGTGCATAGCGACAAGGCCGTGTGCGCCGGGAAAGCCGACGTACTGCCTGTCAGCCGCCCTGGGCCGGAGGCCGACTTTTATCTCGTTACCCAAAATCGCAGTTAAAGCCGTTGCCATTTCAATACACTAATAAATATCATCATTTCCAACTCGCGGTCCGATGGGCGGCTCGCCAACGACAGGGGTGAACTTCATACTGTTATCGTAAACATGATTAATGTTAATCGGGGGACCGTAAGCTTGTTCCATAGTTTGCAGGACTTGAGAAAACGCAAAGCCGGCCGAATACATACCGCCGACCGCACCAATTGTGCTGGGTGTGATCTTGGCGAGCGTAATCTGTCGCGAGAGATTCTCCCGCAATTGAACTATATCGGGCCGCAGCCCTTCGGGAGCCCCCAAGGCAAACGCATCGAGGTCGGCCAGGATTCCTTCGAGTGCCATAATTCGGGGCTCTGCCCAGTCGGGTATCATAAGTCGGTCATCGCCAGTGCTGCGAAGAATGTCAAACCTCGCCTGCGCATTTTTCAGGCGCTCCTGCCAGCTTGCAAACGAAGGCCCCGCCCTTAATGTTTCAGCGGCCCTGCCTGCCACGCCGGCACGCGATCTTGCAAGGATTGAGCCCATATAGGCCTCGGTGAACTGACGAACCTTTTCCGGACCGGCAACTGCTACTGCCTGGCCGGCAGCCCGCTGTGCCGCTACGGCTTCCGGTGACACGGCTTTTCCCAGTTGAGTGATTAACTCTATGGGAAAGCCTGCACGGCTGAGCACCTGGGCTCGCTGCTCCTCGGGGATGCCTGCGATGTAATCAAGCATCGTCTGCATTCGCTCATCCATCGACAAGCCCCCCCACTCCACACCCATTGCCCCCTCCATTGCTTTGCGAGGTTTTTCATAGGCCCCGCTGGCAAGACGTGACATCTGTTCCAGCATCGTTGCGGCGAGCGGTTCTGTGGGCGTGACCGCTCTTACCCCGACAAGACGGCTGATGGCTTCGTTCAGTGAGCCACCCTGCGTCATATAAGCCGTACCGCCTTTTTGCATGGCCGTTAAAAACTGGCCGAAATCAGTAGCCTTGCTTGTAGTGTAGCCGGCGAGAACTTTAGCAAAGAATCCTTTGTAGGCCTCGGCTGTCGGGGCGACGCCGGCTATTCCTGCAAACTCAAAAAACTTACCCACCTCCTCACCGCCCAACCCGGCAGCGCCGAGCGTCGGCGCAATACCCATAAGCAACTGGCGGATGGCCCTGTTTTTTATTCCACCCTGATCTCCGAAGGCGATATCCGCCGAGATCATCATCTGCTGTGCAACATTGGGCGATACAAGGCCGCCGGCCTTTTGCAGGGCGAGGGCTTGATTGGCCCAATATTGCTGCCGGCCCATCGTTCCCGTCTGAAGCTCAAGGCCCTGGCCAACTTCAAGAAGACTAAGTGATTGCTCGTATATCTGCTTTTGCAGTTGTTGTATTTGCTGGAGTCTGTCATGCAGGACGCCGACAAGCTTCACGACAGCAGTCAACCCTAAAAATGCGCCGACATAACCCATGACCTGCGACTTTAGGTTGGCTAACAAGCGACCCATGCCGGACAGTTTTTGCGTGGTTTTCTCGGTAGAGTCGCCGGCGCGACGCTGGCCTTCAGCAGTCTTGTCGCCGACACCCTTGGCGGCCTTGCCGGTCTTATTGAGGTCCTGCTCAGCCTGCTTGGCGCCGGGCGTCTTTACATGTATGTTGACATTTTTGGCCATGCTTAGTCGTTAGTAATTAGTCGTTAGGCGGCTTCGTCTTCGATGGTGATTATCTTGTCGGTTCCCTCGAGAGTCAGCGGCGTCGCCGGATTATTGGCAATATCGAACTGGGCGGTGTAGCCGGTAAAATCTGTTTCCACGTTGGAATTTTCGCCCGCCGACAAGAATACCACGTTGGCAATCGTAATCACCTTATTTGTTGCACCCTGTGATTGCAGTACCGTCAACACGAGGTCTCCCGCCACCGCGAGAAGAAGCTGCTGGCACTTTAGGTTGGTAGTGGCAATCTCTGAGTCCTGGAAGCCGATCGAGCCGGTGGCCGTCATACCGGTCAGGTTCGCATCGACACAGGTGTAAGCAACATCGGCATCGTTGCAGGCCTTGACCAGCTTCATTGCCAGGCTGAATTCAAAACTCGTCACGTGGTAAATCGAAACGGCTCCGTGGGCCGTCGTTACCACCCTATAGCCGCCGCGAGCGGAGGAGATATCGCTCGGCGCCGCCTGGTCATCGAGCATGGCGTGCATATCGGCAATCGTTCCAGTCTCATCGGCCGCCTTGCACTCGAAGGCAAACTCCACCTGGGCATAACCGGCCTTGGTGAGCCGGATGGTTATGCGGTGGATGACCGGGGCGGTGATTGTGTGCTGGATGTAACCGGTTGCGACGGCGGCTCCGCTCTTGCGTTCATAAAATACATAAGTGCCGAGTGTGCCGGTCAAGAGGTCGATTGCCTTAATCCAGTCCTGCGTAACGATAACACCACGGACGTACTGGATCTCCCGGTCGATAACCGGCAGTTGCAGACCGTCCGGCGCCGAACGCATGACGTTCTCGTAACCCTCGGTGATGACCGCCGTCATTGTGCCGCCGGCATCGACACCGTTGATTACGGATGCCTGGGGGGTTTTGACCCTATTATTTACCGTTGCCATAATAAGACTCCTAAGTCATGTAACTGGTTTCAAAAAACAACTGGGTTGCGTGTTTCTTTGGCGCATCGAGCTGCTCGACTTCGTCCATGTAATAAAACTCATCACAGGTCAGTCCGCCGCCCGGGTGCTGCTTGTCAAAGGCGGCGATGACCAGCTCACAGATCTTGCTCGTCCCGAGGTGCCGGCTGTTGCCCGTCCTGGCATCGCCGTCTTTTCTTGATTCAACGCCTATCAGCACGCTCAACCTGATTATTTGCCTTAAATCCTTGTCGCCCTCGCGGGCACTACCTCCTCCGTCCCAACCGGCAAAGGCAAACGGCTGGTAGCGGGTGAAGGCCTCCATACCGCCCCGAGTCGGCCCGACCTGGTGTTTCCACACATCGGCCGTTTTGAACACGTTCGAGCCGCCCGACTGCAGCGCAGTTAGCGTGTCGGCCATCCACTGCTCGAGCTTCGCTCTCAATCCGCCATCATTTGCCATCAGTTCGCCCCCACCTTTCTTGCGATCCGGTCTTCGATCACGCCGGACATATCGTCCAGGCTGTCCATCACGCCATCGTAGAGGGCGCCCGAGCCCTGAACAAACACACTCTTGACCAGGACAAAGAGCGGACGGAACCTGCCTCGCTTGCCCTGCTTTCTGCCGAAGAACAGCCGGCCTTTTGTCTTCACGAAAAAACCATCCTCGACCTGTCTCGGCGACGAGAATCTTGCGACGCCTGCACCAGTCAGGTTCTCACCGATAGGAATAGTTAAGAACTTGCCCTTTTTCGGCGTGATGGTTTTTTCCTCATCACCCAACAGCCAGGCGTACTTCGACACCGCCGAACCTTCGGCGACGCCGACCACACCCTCGAAGTCGGATATCACCCAGCCCTGCACGGCCTTTTTGAGCAGGCCTGTCCTTGTTTTTAAGGCCTGGCCGGTAAGATATTCTTCAGACACCCTATTGGCTGCGAGTTGGACAGCATTTTTTAAGCCTTCGGATGTGGCTTCCAAAAGGTGCCGGCCCATCGAGCCTAATTCGGCGGCCGCCTGCTGAAAGCCGGGTCCCATCTGGAGTTGAATCATCATAGCTGGGGCCTCCTGTATTTTTTCAAGATTTGCTCGACTATCGGCAGCAGCTTTATTGCGCTGAACTTACTCATCGAACCACCTTCAGCGCTGACGCCGGCAAGGCCGATGTCATCTTTACGCTTGAAGATAAAACTGGCCTGCTCGATGGCTGCCTCTCGCAGGTCATTCGGCATTGCGGTCTCGCCGGTACCGGGCGTCTGGCCCGCCGATGCGTAGCCACCGCGATAAATGGCCTGGATGCAGTCAGGGATCGTGAGCCATGCCGCGTACATGCGATAAACGATGCCGTTTTTGCCGGCGTTGACAAGTCGATAGCCGCTGTTGGCGGTCAGGGCATCGGCGGAGGCGAAATCGTAATCGACCATCTGTTTGATTGACGTTATCGAGACGATCGGCCAGCGATTCAACTGCAATTGTGGACCGCAGGCTGTGTAGTACTCAGTGACATCGGCCGCCGGCACGATAAGCTGACGGTTAGTGAAACCATCAAACACGGCCTCGATGCCGAGAATGATTCTGTTAATTAACTGGTCGTAGTCTGTATCGGTCAGGCCCAGGCGATCCTTGACATCCGCCAGCGTGCAAATCCTGCCAGATACAGAGTCCGCCAACAAAGTGGCCGTGGCCGTGGTGTCCTCTCCTGAAGCACACTTTGCACGGACACGGACAAACTTTGCGGTCTCTGTGAACGTACAGGGCTTGGCATTGCCGGAAGTTATGGGAACGGCGGGGACGCCATCGTGCTGATCCAGATTTGACGTGGCACCACCATCATCGGATGTGTCTATCTGAACGTCCGTAATATCGTTGGCCGAGCCGCCGCCCGCATTGGCGACAATGATGGTAAAGCCGGACACCTGCTCGATGTTTACCCAGTCGATAAGTGTCGTCAGTGAGTCATCGACTGCAATCGCGGCGCTCGTTTTTGCGACAAGTTCAGCCATTTTACACACCAATTAACACGGCTTTACAGGGCCGTTAAAGTCCTTTTGTTTTGTATTTATCCGGCGCCTTGTCCGGTCGGAACTGTTTGTCCTTCGGGCTCCGGTCCACCTGTTTGCGGCCCGTCCGGTCCGGCCTCTTGTCCTTGGGCTTGTCCTGCATTTTCGGACTCCTGCGATTGTTCAGCTTCAGCTTCAGCTTCGGCTTTCGCATCAGCTTCAGCCTTTGCCTTTGCGATCTTGTCAGCCCTTTGCTTGGCGATATTGGCGAGCCGCTTGGCGTTAGCCTTTGCCTTATCGAGCTGGCTTGTCTTGGCCTTCACCTGGTGGCCGAGCTGCTCGATATTGGTTTTGGCAGAATCAATCTCTTGCTCGAGTCGGGTCACCTGGTCGGCGGCGGCCTGGGCGGCGGCGCGGGCGTTTTGCAGGGCGACGGCCGGCCTGTCTATCTTTTCATCCCAGGGTGGGCAGGTCTTTTTGTAGCAGTCCTTCGGTATGTGCCGGACAATATCGGGCGGCAGGTCGTATTTTACGCCCTTGTTAAAGCAGCCGATCCCGCCGGCGTATGTCTCTTTCATTAAAATCCACATAATTTGCACTCCGTACTCGTTTTGGAATACCCGCCCGCCACGAAGACGGGCGGGTAATTATTAAACATTCTTTCAGCTACTTGCTACGCTGCCTACGCAGCGATCAGCTCGGTCAATCCCATACCGGCGGCGTTCTTCGGACTGATGTCGCCGCGAGACAGGACACCGATAATCGCCAGGGACGCACCGGGTGTGCCGTCGCCGCAATGCGGCGCCTGGACCCGCATGTAACGCTTGTGCGTTTTGGCCAGGTCGATATCGATGGCAAAGAGCTTATTGTCCTCGCTATCGGCGATAGCATCGGCCAGGGCGGCACCGGCGACGGCGGTGTAACTGCCGTCGGTGGTGTCGCATTCCTCGACCAGCGGCGCGGTGCCTTCGGCGGTTGAACCGATGGGAGCGGATGCCGTAATGACGCCGGTGATGAACAGGACCCGTAGGTGGTTCCAGCCTTGCACGTCAACGTAGGCATTGTTGGTGAAATCGCCGTTGTTTTTCGTTTCCGGCTGCAGGAGAATGACGAACTTCATGTTCTGTACATCTATCATGTTTTCAACCTTTCTTTTTGAAATAATTTTTTATTTGTTTTTAATCACAGATTTCGCGGATTGACACAGGGCTGATCAAGATGCCTTCGTTATCAGTGCGCAGATCGGACCGGCGTCGGTCGTATCGCCGACACCATGAACCGACGGCGCAACCCGCTCGGTGCCTTTTATACCCAATTGGTCGGTCGAGAAGTATGCCTCAGTCGAGCGGTCGATGGTCAGCCGCCTGCGGTCACCCAGGTAGGCACCCATCTTCAAGTTGGCGAGCAGTGCGCATATCTGGCTGACGGCACAGGTCTTGGGCATCGCCTGGGTGAACTCGACCGGGTAAGACAGGAAGGTCTTTTCCTTGGCGCCTCGGCCGGCAATGATCTCGGTGGCGTTTACACCGCCGGCGGCGAGCGCAAGCCTGAGCATCACAGTGTAGTAAAACAAACGGCTGCAGTACCACTTCAGGTCGCCATCGTCGGCATAATCGGGGACAATACCCAAGACGCCTTCGAAGTCGGTCAAAGCCAGATTGGCATAGGAGGCGCCTGCACCCGCCCCGATAACCAGGCTCTTGATATTGGCGATAGCAGCGTCAACGGCCCTGAGCGCACCTGTTATGCCGGTATGGCCGAAGTAGGTGCTCGTTCCATCGCCGAGGAAGCCGACCTCATCCTCTTTCTTAGCGAAGGCGTGGCCGATTAGATAGCCGACGATTTCGCCGATGGCAATGGCGGAATCTTCGGTCAGCTCCGAATCGATGGCCGTCAGCGTCATCCATTTCTTGGCGTTCAGCCCGATAGCGTGGAAGGCGGCGTCGGAGAGAGTCGGGGCGACACCGGCACCCGGGCAATAGACGGTCAGGCCGCTCGTCAGCTTCGGTGCTACGGCGCTGTCCGATGCCATCGGGTACTCGAGAGCGTTGCGGCGATAGACGCCGTATTTTTCGATGAGCAGTATCAGGTTCGGGATAAATTCTGTCGGGACGAGAATACCGCCCGTCGTGCCGACATCTTCACCCATCGCCTTGACCTCATCGCCGACTATCCGCTTGCGCTCGATACCCAAAGAGTCGAGCATCTCGCCGGCCTCTTTTCGCTTACCCACTTCCGCCAAGACAAACAGGCCGAAGTTCTTGGCCGTCTCGAGGTCACCCCAGCAGCCGCTGTACATACTACTTGGTGTCTTGATTGAGGCAAAGCGAGTACTCTGCAGCAGCTTGATCTGCCTTACCATCGCCTCGTTCGCACGCCTGATCTCCTCCATCTCCTGCACGGCCTTGTCATAAAGCGTTTGAGTCTCGGCCTTTGCTTTTTCCTTGTCCTCTTCGACCTTCTTGTCAATGAGGGTAATGACCTCGGTCTTCGTGGCTGCGTTTTTCTTTACGTCATCCACAGCCTCAGCTATTTGGTCCAGTGTAACTGGCATGATAATACTCCTGATTAAGTTTTTATTTCATTTAGCGTACTTAAAATTTGCTCGGCTTTTTTGTCATCGCCGGCGGGATCGGATGAATCATCGGGATTACCGAGCAGGTCCCGTGCAAATCCGTCCGGAACGGCGGCTAATATCAACTTGATATCATCGAGCGAGTCCTCGATGCGAACTGCGAAATTGTCCAGGTGCTGCTTGACCTGGTCGGCGGTTTCTGCCTGTGAGGCCTTGAGCTGTTCGGCGAGACCAGTGTTATCATTGCCGCCGTAGAGGGCTTTAATTTTTGAAACAGCATCAGGGTTGGCTCCAACCGCAACACAGGATATTTCATAAAGCTCGACCTTAGTTATGATGTAGATGCGTTTGCCATCCTTAGTTTCTTCGTGGCCATCCAGAATCCTGAAGCCGATAGACACCGCCCGCATGGTTTTGTTTTTATAGACGATCCAGTATTTCTTGCCGAGGTCGTACTCGACATCATATTGGAGTTCCATCTCGACGAGATGCTTTCTGAGTTTCGCGGTTTCCGTATCCCAGGAACCTATACCGGGCGGCTCTCCGTTATCAAGCCGGTGCTTGTGGCAAGCTAAGCAGACCGGATTCCTAACAAACTCTTTGCGGCCAATAGCCTCGAATACGGCCTCGGGCAAAACCTGCTCGTTGTCGCGGTCGACGACGTCGGTCGATACGACAAAGTTGATGCGATGGGCGTCGATATCGATGGCGTCTTTTTCTTCAACAACAAAAGCGTGAACGCGTCTAAGGTCTTTTGTGTTAATCTCCATTATTATCCTCACTTTCCGACTGCGATTTTTGCATTTGTGCGTAACTGTAAAATCGAACTGTGGCGTAGAACGCCAGGTCGAAGGATTTGCCTTTTGCCCGGCGGGCAAGCTCCATGCAGCGGCAGTTGATGATCTCAGCTGCCGAGCCGGATGGATCGCCCGGGTACATCAGCATCTGGCCGCCGACCTCGAAGGGTTGATCCAGTGGGATTCCTTCAGCATATCTTACCTCTGCGGCCCAGTGCGAATCCCGCACGTCTTTATCGCGACTGGTCAGCCAGCTCTTTCGCTCAACATTTGCCGACTGCATTCCTGCATGACGGCCAGTTGATACGGCGCCGCCGGTTTGAGTGCGGGCAATCCTTAGCGCCCGGGCACGATTGGAGCCGAGAGTCGTTTTAATTCGGCCGGTGAGGTCGTTAAGACCTTCGCTCGCATCGAGGCCTTGTTGTAACTGATGTGCGACCATATCCTGCGTCGTCTTGTTGACGCCGGTTATCTTGGTAGTTGAAATCACCCGCTTGCCTCTCAGCCAAGCTGCACGCCTGGCGGCTTCTGTCTGCTGCGCAAGCTCATCGCTGGTAAGGCCGAGGACCTCGCTCAATGTCTGGCGGACGCCGAGTTCGGAGGCCTTATCAAAGAAGGTCTGGTTGATTACCCTTAGTTTGTTATTCTCTGTCCGCAAATCAAAGACGACGCGGGCGATAATGTCGTCGGCAACGTCTTTGGTCGATTTACCGCTGAGTTCGCCGAGAGCGGCCTTGAGCTTCTTTTCTAAGATTCTCTGCTGGCGGACGAAATAGATTCTGAGTGCGTTTTGGTACTCGCGCTCGATGGGCAGCCAAGTCGCCGTCCAGCTGCGCCAGATACGAAGCCGCCGGTCTTCATCGGCCTTTGTGGCTTTTTCAGATCCAACGAGCTCTGCAATCTGGCGGGTAAGCTTTTCGACCGCACCATCCAGGCCCAGCTCTTCCGGTTCGCCTTCAGGTAGGCTCGGGCCGGTTATGCCTTCGAGGCCGGCTTCGAGGATATATTTTGCCGGTACCCGGCCCATGTTGATCCACCATTCATTACCCCAGTCAACCGGCTCATACGGCAGATCATGTTTTTCGATAAGGTCATTCAGCGGGATACCGGCATCGGTGAACTTGAGGACCTTCTCTGATGTCTCACGCTGCACGCGCTGGACCACCGGGTGCTCTGTAGTGTCGAGCCACAAGAAAACGCCCTGCTTCTGCGTGACGGCTTTTTGGCGGGCTGCGCGAAGATCGGGGTTTCTGGCGAGTAGCGATGCTGCTCTGCCCCGGAATATTTTAGATTTTGCCATCTCGACAGAGCGGGCATCACGGGAATAAGTCTTCGACAATATCCCTGCGTTGACCTCGCCGGCAAACAGGCGGGCTAAGGGGATGATCGTATTAAAGACAAAGTCCTCCATCGCCGGGCCGTGCGAATACTGGGCCTCTGTAATCAGACCGGCGACGCCGGGCGGGACGCCCCATGCCGAGCAGATTTTCTTGTCGGTCATTTCGCTGATCTTGGCTACCTCCATTTCGACCATAGACCTGGCGGAAGTTTTGACGTCCATGCCACCGGTAAGTATCGCCGTTCGCTTGGCGTTGCCAGCACCTCTGTGGCGGGCCTCGAATTGCGAGCGCAGCAGTTCGATCTGTTCCTTTTCAAGGCTGCCCTGCGTGGTAAGGATCGTGCCGAGATCGGCGCCGTTGTCGAGTGCGGATGCGTTTAAGAGGCTTGCGGCGAAACTGTAATCGAGATCGTTCTTGGCCGCCTGTGCCGGGCCGATGCCGTGGAACTTATCATACGGATTAAAATTCTTCCACTGACACACTTCGTTAAGCCCGAACCTTGCCCGCCGGCCGCCCATGCCCCTGAACTCCCAGCCCAACAGAATGCCGCCGGCCGTTCGGTTGTGTGTGACCGGGTGCATCTGCGAGCCGGCGACAACCATTATCTCTTTCGGCACCGTACCGGCCATCTCGGTGAAGACCCAGAACACATCGCGAGTCAAGGCATAGTGGCCGATCGACTCGGTAACGAACCTTTGAAAACTCATTGCAGGATTGTTAAAGAGCAGGTCGTATTGAGGGCCCGCTTCGACTACCTTGTCATCGATGGTGCTCATAACGGGCGGCAGGCCCTGGATGGCGGCGATAAGTTTTTCGATGCACGTAAAGACCAGGCCGACCTGTTTGTACGGCTTGGTGGCCTTGCCGGACGCGGAATCCGGCATGTCCATGCCGGCCAGCCACATCTGTGCCAACTGGCTGATGCCGAACGTCTTATTTATAGCCGCATTCACAGCCCCGCTGACGACCGCACCAACCTTTTGTCTCACGGATAGCTTCATAACAAAATCACCTCCGGAGTAGCTACCGGTTGATATGCGGCGTCGCAGCAGCAGGCGCATGCCCAAAAGTCATCGGCGTGG